ATGTTGGACTGCACCAATGGCCACCGCAGAGTTGTATGCTGGCGTCACTCTTTGCGTAACACCATTTTCATCTTTATATAGAAAGTCACCACCCCATTCCATTTCCCATTGTCGATTCAAATAGATGGTAATTGCTCCACAACGGTTTCCTTCACGATCTAGAGAAAAGTCACGATGCCATTCGATGCGAGAATTGCCTGTCCACACAAAGTATTGCATTGATCCATCGGTCTCAGGCGCCCATGTAGGAATGTGTTTCTTGATATCTGTTACAATTGCCTTATGAAGATCTGGATTAGACTCTTTGATTCTGTGAACCAAGTTAAGACTATGGTAACGTTCCCGTTCTGGATCTTTCGTAAAATCTTCCCATGCAAAATTAGTAGTCCAGTTGTGTTTTTGTGACCGCAACAAATTGTCACAGTAAGTCGAGGCCTGTTTTGCAACACCCTCACTCAAAAATGGTTGATATCGTTTGAAATAGTAACTCATGCAATCACACTAAAGTTCTTACGTTTGACAAACTCGATCTTGTCTTCGAACTTTCCTTCTAATAGTTCTCCTTTGTGAGAAATGATGAATACATTGGTATCGTCACCCAAGGTGTCTAAAATGCTGGTTAGGTTATCTACACCCTCGACATCCAGAGACGAATCGAACGTTTCATCCAGTATCAGCAGGTTGGTGGCCACAGAGTTCTTCATCTTTGCCACCTGTCTCCATGTGAATAGGAGCGCAAGGTCGATGCGTTGTTTCTCACCTTCTGAGAATGATTCATACGAAAACTCATCGCGGTGTCTTGACTTGATAGATTCCTTAAAGGTATCATCTAAATGGAACGACACAAAGAAGTCTAGAACTTGTAGATACTTGTTCGTGAGGTTGTTGATGACGGGTAGATACTGTTTAATAATTTTTGTTTTAATTCCCGTGTCTTTGAGCAACTCTGTGATAACGGTCGAATACGCAACGGCCTCGTTGAGGTTGGCCTTCGATTGACGGAGTCCCTCTCGATCATTATTGAGATCCATAAGTACAGACTTTTCGGATTCAATAGAAGTTGTGTCGTCGTCTTGTCGGGCCAAGTAATTATGAAGAGTTGTAATTTGTTGTTGATATCCATCGATAGTAACCTGTTTCTTATCAAAGTCTGCGATACTGTCCCGTAGTTGAGCAATCTCATCTGCGACGGCACCCATCTTGTCCGTAAACTTCTTTATCTGACCGGAGGCTTGTTGTCGTCCTTCTTCGAGTTCGTCCCACTTCTTTGAGGCGGCGTCTGTCTTGGTTTGTTTAAGTCCCTCATCGATACCTTGATCGCATGTGGGGCAGGTTGAGTTGTCTTCATAGAACTTAATCTCTTTGTTGAGTTCCTTCTGTTTGACTCCAAACTGGTGATCAAACTTCTTAATCTCCGTGACCTTGTCCATGAACTTGGTGTGTTGTTCTGTCAGATCATCAAGGAATGAACGGTCGACATTACCCATACCCAAACGCACATTATTGATCGCCTCTTCGAGTTTTGCAATCTCTGTCAGTTTTTCGTTACGGTTGTCTCGCTGGTTCTTCTCAAGGTTTACGACGTACTTGGACTGTGTGTCGATCTTGTACTGAAGGTTCTCCAGATCAGCCGTGTTCGCACGTACTTTTTCTTTCAGTACAGAGAACTTCTCTTTGAGAATACCATTCATCTTGGAGAACACATTGATGTCGAGTAGATCCTCGATCACCTCACGTCGGTGTTGTGCGGGTAACTGCATGAACGGCACAAACGATGACGAACCCAAGACCACAATCTGGTGAAAGGATTTGTGGTTTAGTTTGAGAATGTTCTGTTCGAGTACCTTCTGATACTCTTTGTTGTGACTGTCTTGGTTGAGCAACGTGTTGTCACGGTATATTTCAAACTTCACGGGTTTGATACCACGCACGATCTTATACTCAGATCCCAGTGCAGAGAACTCCACCTCAACCACACAGGCCTTGCCGTTGATCGAGTTGACCATCTGGTTCTTGTTAATAGATCGATGTGCCTTACCAAACAGACCAAACGACAGAGCGTCTAGCATGGTAGACTTGCCCGCACCATTCTGACCCACAATGAGTGTGGATGAGAATTGGTCAAGATCGATTTCTGTAAACGAGTCACCCGTCGACAAGAAGTTCTTGTAACGGAGTTTTCTAAATGTAATCATACTTTTGCTTTAAACTTTACCAACGTGTCTACGACATCTATCTTATCATAAAAACGTTCCAAAGTAAAGTACCTTTTACGTTCGGGATAATCGTGAACAAACACGATAGATGAAGGATGTAGATTGTTCAGAATAAATTGACCCAACCATTGGCGTGCACGGCCGTCGATAAAGACCACGTCCCATGTTCGTTCTTGTGTCATCGGCCATGTCGCATAGTCGACTACACACTCCCAAGGGGTAGGAAATCCGAATTTTGCCTCCGGACTCTTTTTCCAATCTTCTGGTATGAGACCAAGGCGATCCTTATTCATAGGAACCAATACGTGTTCAACATTAGTCCTGTCGTTACACATCTCCTTAACCTTTTCATACCATTCTGGATGATGGTCAACAGTGGTCAGTTGTTTTACAAGTGGAGCAAAGTTGGGTGTAGAGTGTCCCGAACCATACTCTAACATTGTAGTCTCTTCGTTCAGATGACATTTAAGAAACTCAAATTCATTTTCAGTCATCTCCGGTTTAGGAAACCGTTCATTATACCAATTCAAGGGTTTGTGCCTCTACCATCAATTCACGCACCATCCCTTTGATGGTGTTCTTGTTGAGTGGAGTGTCTACATTGTCGATGAAAGTATATAACAATTCTTCCGTAGATTCAAGCGAAACTTTATCGTCCTCGACGGATGATCCAACAAACTCTTCAAAGTTCTCTGCGATCTTCAGTTCGTGTATCTTACGGGAGTTGACTCGATCGATGAAGGCCTCAAAGATCCTTGGGTCTGACTTGTTGACGACGATGACCTTGACAAACTTATTGTCCAGATGTCGAATGTCCATAACCATCGGCGACTTGACTGCCCACGGCGTCTTACCCGTATCGTCGTAGTATACTTTTTCGAACAGAGTCACCGTGTTCTTTACCGGAGTCAGTTCCCGTGTATCAGTATCAAACACATGGAAGAACTTAGGATCGTGTGCGTCACTCCAGAAGAATTCCATCTGTGATCCAAGATAGTGAATATTACCAGACGACGACTTGGTGTGATAGTGACCAGACAGAACCGTTTCAAAACGTTTGAAGTAATCGGGGTCCATACCGTGGTCGCAGATGATACCAGCCTGCATCTCGAAACCAGACAGTTCAAGGTGTGCACCGCACACAGACGCCTTACACCCCTTGAGGAACTTCATGGATTCTTCTTCATTCTCTGCGTTGATCCACGGCAGAAGTGCCACGTCCAGACCATCATAGTTCACCACCATTGGTTTCTCGATGATTCGAACCTCTTCCATATAGTGACCCAATAGTTCTTTGAGTGCACTCAGATCATTCGTGTTCTTATAGTAAACGTCATGGTTGCCTGGAATGATGTCCATATGAATCTTTTCTTTGCGGAGTACTTCCAGAAAGATTTTACGGTTGTGTTCCAAGGCCTTGAAGTTAATGAACTTCCGGTTGTCATAGTAGTCACCAAGGTGTAAGATCTTGGTAATACCATTTTCTTTCAGGTAGGGAAAGAATACATCACGATAGAAACGTTCTTGGTAATCCATCATTACTTCAGAACTATTTCTGATACCCGCGTGGGTGTCATTTAGCAGTGCGATTTTCACAGATCGTCCTCATCAAGAAAGTCAGATAGATCAGAGTCTACACGTTTTCTTCGGCGTTTTCTAGTCTCTTTTGCATATTCTGTCACGGCCTTATCGGTCTCTTTGACCACATCGATCCGTTCACGTAGACTGTCCACAAAGAATTGAGTCTGTCGGATTGCTTCATCATCGTCTAGTTCTGCGGCGATCAGTTCACCGATATCACTTTCGGAAAGAAACTTCAGTTTGATATCCTGTTGTTTCTTTTCTTTCTGAATACGACGTAGAAATGCGTACCAAGAAATTTGTGTAAAGTATGCAAACGCATTTGGTTTCTTGGTTCGTGTTGCCTTTTCTATGTCATAGTTTTCGATTGCCTTCAGACAGTTCTCAACTGCGTCCATGACCATCTCCTCACGATACGTGTAACGCACGAAGTTGGCTTTGTGGGATAGACCTTCTGAGATCTTGAGAAAACATTCCGCAATGTAATTGGTCACAATCGGGGTGGGTTTACCTTCCGCCTTGGCGGTATTTGCAGACATGACATACTCTTTTACTGCGGTAGAAAAATCAGCATTGTTGACGTAGTGTGGTTTATCTCTTGGTTTCATGAACTTACCTCAAATTTAGATTACCCATTATAACAAAAAGTGCGAACGATTTCCAGCCCAGTAACGGATTCAGAACTTAAAACGAAATGGCTTGAATTATGCCGAGAAAAGTGTTACCCTAGAGCCATAACACGCCGCTAAGTGAATATACAGATCAGTGAATGGTTTTATCTGGGAAACTGATCACATTAGTTGAGGATGAATCTTTAGACTCTAATTTGGATTGCATCATTTCTAGGGCCTCAAGGAAACGTTTTTCCTGTTCAATCGTTTCCTGTTGTGCATCTCTCTTTCGTTTTACACCCAATTTGTGCATCTGTGCAACAGCATCAACGTACTCAGTAATAAAAGATTGGTTTGGTTTCGCAGTGGCCATCACCTTACCGGTATCAATAATAATGTATTCATTATAATTTTCTAGAAAGGTGAACCAAGGTTTGAGACCAAATATTTGTGCAAACTCTTCATCATATGAATAAGAAAGAGTCATTGCATTGCGAACAATCATTTCAGAATTATCGTCACTAGGCCATTCCATCACTTCACATATCACTTCATCACCAGATGACATACGGAGATGGACTAAGTTGTTGTTCATATAGGTACCTGTGTTATCTTGTAGGGAAACTTCTCACGCGCATAAATTTTTATACGTTCACCACTATGTAGTAGTGTAAAATTCTTCTTAGATTTCCAGTGAAGGTCATCTGCGATATCATACAACTTGGTATCTACACCATCGTCCGACTTACGCAATCCACGGCCTATCGATTGGAGTACTCTGATTTGACTTTTACTAGGAGATGCGAATACAATGTTATGAATGTTTTTGATATTAATGCCAGTGGAGAAAGTACCCAGACTAGCGAGAATAATAGAGTTCTTTTGACGGTCGACAATGTTTCGGATTTGTTCTCTGTCACTTGTTTTTGTTTCTCCGGAGACGAAGAAGAATCTTTGGTCA